AATTCTGGTGGAGCAGTAACTTATAATGATCATGAGTTACTTGTTGGAACTGGTACTGCAACTATTAATACTATTAACAATTCTACTGCTGGGTTGCCACTACTTACACAAGGTGCTGGGGCTGACCCGACATGGGGAGTTGTTCAAGTTCCTGCAGGAGGCACTGGTACTTCTACTTTTACCGCTTATACTCCAGTTTGTGGAGGGACGACGTCGACAGCAGATCTTCAGTCAGTTGCTTCTACTGGTGTTGTTGGTCAAGTTTTAACTTCTAATGGTGCTGGTACGTTGCCAACATTTCAGGGAACTGGCCCTATTGGAGCTATAACTAATGTTGTAGTACAAGTATTTACTACTCCTGGAGCTGGAACATATACCCCAACGGCTGGAATGGTTGAGTGTATGGTTGAGGCGCTTGGAGGAGGAGGGGGAGGAGGTGGTGCTGCTGCTCCTGGAAGTTTTTCTTATTATTCTGGAGGTGGTGGCGCTGGTGGATATAGTAGAAAAATAATTGATGCAGCAACTATTGGCGTCAGTCAGGCCCTTTCTGTTGGTGCTGCTGGAGCTGCTGGAGCAGCCGCGAGCGGTACAGGTGGAACAGGCGGAGCTACTACATTTGGAGCAATACTTACGGCGAATGGAGGAGTTGGTAGCGTTACTGCTACTGGAGGTAATCCAGGTGTTGGTGGTATTGGTGGTATTGGTGGTACAGCTTCTGGTGGTGATATAAATATAGCGGGTCAATGTGGAGGTTTTGCAATATCCTCAGGAGGAGGCGGCAGTACAACTTATGCTATGGGTGGAAGTGGAGCTAATTCTATGTATGGATCTGGTGGAATTAATGCTTATTCTGCTAGTGGTGGGTTGAGTGTTGTTGGTAATGCTGGTATTGGTTATGGGTCTGGCGGTAGCGGAGGTGTTGGAGCGACAGGTAGTATAAATGCTGCGGGTGGTGCAGGAGCTGCTGGAATCATAATAATCACTGAATACATTCAATAGCGGAGGCTTTATGACAGATATTTTAGCTAAAATAGTCATAGTTATCATGGCTTTAATGGTAGCTGGCGGAGCAAAATATGCTCTACAAATGAAAAATGATAACCCAGTTGAACAGATAGCTGAGTCTGTTATTAAGGAAGAGACTGGCGTATCAATAGATCTATCTCCAGATAATATTGACGAATCGAAGCAATAGATGCAGACTTTGGATGTTGTTAACTATATAAATATATCCAGCTAAGATAATTATTAGTAACAAAAAGCCGCTAGATACAGTACCAATGTATTCTAGCGGCGCATCGTCGAAGCAAGGAGAAAGCTTCTCAGTTTTAATAAGCAGCCCACTACTATCGCTCCCTATCTTTTTTCGACTCTTATCTGTCAGTTATTTCAAAGGTTTCATATCTACGTTTTATGACTGGTTGATATACTCTATGAAAAACAATCACACCGATCAATGGAACTAGTAATATAATTCTTCTCATTTATTTCCTAAAATAAAATCAATTTCTTCTTGAATTAAGCTATCATCGGTAAACGTTCCAATGAATAACCAGTTAGGCTTTTCGCATTCATTCTTAGACGCTTGTACATATAGGTCATACTTGTCACCTAAGACAACTTTACAAGCTGTCCCGAATGGCAACTCGTCCATTGGTCCAGGCTCTGCATGACGTATAATTATGCTTATTTCATTACTCATAGGTCTCCTATCTTAATTTACCAAGGGTATGAATCGCTTAAATATGACCAATAATCTGGCTCTTTTAGATAAGTATTTTTTTCTTTGAATTGTTCAATCCATACATGTTTTTCATTGTTGAGTTCATCGAAGTAGTTTGCTAATACATATTTAAGTGGATTTTCATAATCTTTATAAACATATATTAATAAGACTGATTGCATGTATTCTTTTCCGTTTCTGTATTCACTTTCAGGATATTTTTCTAAAGGTTTATACCAAGTTATTTCTTTTTTGATCATAAACTAATCCTAATTAAGCAACAATCCCAATTAAGTCTTTAGATTTTAAAGCTATTAGGTCTGGTTGATTTGGAATTGCTATGCGATCTCTAATTGAAAACACTAATGGATCTTGAATTTCATACTTTAGAAATGAATCTGATGCGTAATCTTTTGCGAAGCATAATGCTTTTGAGCTTATAACTTGCTGTAAGTCATCTTGTTTTATGTATAATCGCTTTATATTATCTCGTAGATTTAAAATATAAGTTTCGAAGTTATACAAGTCGTTTTCACTTAAGAATTGAATTATATTTTCTTGTTCTGCTTTTTGATCATCTATTGAAGGGAATAGTGCGTCTTGATTCATTATTTTTTCCTTTTATTTGTTAAAATCATCTTCTTCTAACGTATGCAGTTTTGCAGCAAGTATGTCAAAGGCTTCATCAATAAATGTAGATAAGTATGATGAGAATTCTAATCTTGTTTCAAGTTTTGTTTCTGCAAATGCTTTTGAAAATAAAACTTCTGTAGTTATTTCGCTACAATTTGTTAAGTCATTCTTGCTGTAAAATGATTGAGTTGAGACAGAATTCTCTAGGATAATTCTATATCTTTTTTGGCCTTCATGATTTTTCCAGCACAACTTCCATTGATTTACTTTTTTAATAGTGTGAAGAGTTGTTGATTCTATTTCCGTTTCAACATCTTCATCTATAATTACTTCTATAGGGAAATAAATATTTGCAGATCTGAGTGATTTTTCAACGTCAAGCATCATTCGAGTCTTGCTCTCAAGCTCTTTATTAAATCTTCCGGCTAATGTTGATAGATCTTTTAATTTGTCATTGATAGTCATATTGGTCCTTTTTGCGGTTACTTACTTTTTATTTCTCAATTCTTGCTCTTGCTGAGTTAATTCTCTTATTCTATTTAAAGCTTTCAAGAAAGATGGTCTAGGCATATCGCTCAGACGCTCTAAATTCAACGCAGCGATAACTTTTGTTTTAATCTCTGGATAACCATCAAGATCGTGTTCAAGTTGTTCTAGTTGATCCTTGGATATCTTTTCTACAATTACTTGTTGAATACTACTGGGTGGTTGGTTGTAGTGGTTCACCATGCGTGGTTGTTCTGCTGCGCTATTGCCATCATCATCAGCTTCACCGGTTGCTATGCCAATAATAGAAGATAAGCATATACGCTTTAAGTAAGTATTGTAGCTACTGAATGCTTGTACGTCTTCTTTGGCTGGTTTGATGCGTGCTTTAGATTTTATCCATTGACCAGAGGAGTGCATTACGACAGTGATCAGATAAGATTTATCATCTTCTTCAGTTATTGATTGGAAAAAGCTGAGACCGTATTTGCTCATTGATGGTACGCATGCATTTGTTATTGATTCAAAGTCTGCATACATACTTTTAAAGAATGGATTCTTGCTATTTTTGTATGCTACTGGCATTTCGCCTTGGGCTTTAGCTAGTGCAGTAGCGAGTTGATCTATTTGTTCTGACATTAATTGTGACATTTTAATCCTTTATGAAATTTTGTACGTTTGTTTCGTCGGGAGAATCTGGAGTATTGCGCCAATAGACTGGCATAAAATTATCATCGTCATTCAAGCCATCCTTGAAGTTATCTTTGTCGGGCCATGTAGTCCATGTGAAATCCACATAGTTAAACCAAGCTATCCACATATGACCTTCTTCGTCAGAACAAATAACTTGAAGGCAATCTTCTGGCATCTTATCGGAGCACTTAATCCACTTCATATTATTCCTATTAATCCTTTATGAAATCTATGAGAGATTTGAATTTACCTTCTTCTGGAAGACCCCAACTTTCATCTTCATTTGAAGTATATCTTTTTGTTTCTTCAGCTGTTTCATCATCTATTTGCATATCAGATACTTCAGGCATTAGATTTCTTCTAAAGCTATTTAAAAATTCATTGTAAATTTTTACAAAGTGGATTGATATTCTAATAAGATCCTGATCGTTAAGATCTATTATCTTTTCTGCTTTTTTAGATGTGATAATATTTGAAATTATTTGGTTTTTATGAAAAAGGCTTTTAAATGGAGTTTTCCATACTTGCTTAGAAATTTGTTCGGTAAAGAAAAGATCCCATTCGTTATCTTTGTGTTCTGGCCATAAGTTTTCATTTCCAGTATGAATTGCTCTTATCTGCTTATAAGATGTCCATATTACGCATTTATATGTAGTAGTTACATTTCTTTTTTCTTCTGAATCTATATCTTCTTGTTTTTCTATGTTGCAATAGCAGCTATCTTTTATGTCTTTTGATTTAAACAATTTAATGATTCTAATAATTGGCATTTTTCGTGTATCTGAAAACTCTTTATACGCAATTACTTTTTCTTCAAGATATTTATACATATCATCAGCAAGAGGAATATACTTATTTAGATAATCATCTACATACTCTTTAGTCATTGTTCTCTCCTAATACTTACAAATCTTACTTTGTCTTTTTTCTAAATCTAATTCCAAGCAAACAGCTGAGCAAGTCCATGCGGGCTCATTCATGGGAGCTGAGCATTGATGGCAGTGATAGATTGGATTATCTATAAGATCTTGCATGAGTTCATCATGAAGTTCTTTGGTGATAGCTTGTTTGATGTCATCTGGTAGTTTCACTCTGTATCCTACTGAAGATTGGTATTGGTAATACTTACTGATAAACATAATAACACATATACAAACATATGTAAACATATATACTATTAATGATGGATTAACTATTGATTGGAATTATTATGTATGAAATAAAAGATTATTTTGAAGTAAAAGAAGCATCTGAGGTATTAGGTGTTTGCAAAAAGACTATTAAGAATTGGGAGAAGAAAGGTTTTATATCTTCGATCAGGCATCCAGTGAGTAGATATAGGCTTTATAAGAGAGAAGATATACAAAAGTTATTAAATCAAATTAACATATAATAAAATATATTAACCTATATAAACATATATAAACCTTATCTAGAGCCAAAATCGCACTTGTAATTTTAAAATAGAAGCGTAAGCTTTTCGAATATAAAGAAAAAGACCAGCTTTCGCCGATCTTTAATCTTTAGTTGAAAATATTTTTCCCAACCCCTTTGATAATTCGAATTACTAGTTTGAATTATCGATTGTAAATTTCCCCTCTAGGAAACACATGACTAAGAATATACCAAAAAAAGCCCAGTTGCAAGCGATAATTTCAAAACTCTCTAAAGAACAGAAAACTTGCGCTAATTACGTACTGAAATTATTTACTTATTTTAACAGTGTTTTTGTTACACAAGCTCGAATAGCTCGTGATATTGGGCTAAGTCGTAAGACAGTATGTAAATATATGAAGTTGTTTCATGAGATTGGTTTATTTATCAAGAAGCGACGCTTTCACCCGCAATTCAAACTATCTAACGTTTATAAACTTGCTCAAGACTTTAAGTCTAATCTATTAGACTACTTAAAGTTCTATTTTCCTGCTTTGTTTGGATGGTCAGGAACCCCTTTGTATGCTGCACAATCCAATAGGGTTACACTAAGAAGAACAATGCCTACTATTAATAGTGATTTCGAAGGCGCATGCGCCGAAAATTCTTCTTCTTCCCAAGATTTTTTTAAAAATCCCCTACCCCTTTCCATCCAGTTAGTGGGCACAGAGTATAGTTCAACCAACTATGCCAACAATTTCTCTAGTTTTCATACTTTTGAGGGTTCACAAGCCCAGACAACTCACTTAGAGTGGGCGCCATCTAGTATGGAAGAAGAACAGGCGTATAATAAATTTATACGAGAAGCAGAAGATATGGATTCGTTGGCCGACTATGTCGAACCAACTACACTTGATGAGATAAAAAGTTTACTTACTATTGCAGAGTTACTTGAATGGGTTGAGCAATTATAAAAGGAGAGATATGGAGCACACATTTTCACCAGCTATAGAAAAAGCAGCTGATCAACTTAACTTAAACTTATGGGGCAAGATTAGTCTTACCATTTATTGTGATGGAGCAATAGAACATGGACTTAAGCAATGCAAGTTATTTAAAGATGCTAAAGATCCATATCGATACTTTATGTCTCAAGCAAAGAGCTATAGCAACACTGAGCAGATACCTTTAAGGTGGTCTCGGTGTTACGACCTGCAAAAAGAGCTTGGAATGCCTGATGATGTTGAGGTGTTTACGAATGCACCCATTAAAGAGAAAGCTGAGCCAACTAAGTTCTATACGCATAAAGAAGTAGAACTTGACCATAATGCTGAATGTCGCAAGTGGCACGAGATGGTAATGAACTGGGATAACATAGTCGACCCGAAGAAGAAATGTGCTAAAGGATATGAACTCACGTATCCTGGGTATACTGAGTGGCTAAAGAAGATTCCACTCACTACATTTTTGGACAGTAATCCACCCGATGTGTTAGTATACATGGATGAATCAAAGTTAACGTTATTGGATGCCATGCGTAAATAGGAAATATATGAATGTAAGAGAAGTTGAATTTGAAAAAGGAATGTCTGCTTTAAGAGAATTAAATCATACGGTAGAAGATTTAGATATAGTTCGCAAATTTACAGACAAATCAGCTGAAGAGCAAAGAAAAGAATATAACTCGCTGACAGATTTACAGAAAAAGTTATGGGAAATAGGACTTCGTTGTAGTGTAAATGTTAATTGTTCTAAGTAGCCATTTATATCTGTAATAGGTGTAGTAATGAAGATATATATAATCCCAGGAGATCCAACACCGCTCGCTCGCCCACGATTATCTCACCGCAAAGTCTATGACTCACAAAAGAATATCAAGCTTTGTGCGTCAATTACTCTCCAACAGCAAGTAAATAATGCACCACTACTTGAAGGCCCACTCCACTTAGACGTGACCTTCTTTATGGGTATACCAAAATCAATATCAGCAAAACGACGTATCGCACTACTAACACAACCTCACATATTTAAACCAGATACTGACAATCTAATAAAATACATATGTGACATATGCTCTGGGTTGTTATATTATGACGACTGTATCATTGCAACCATTACTGCAAAAAAGATATACTCAGATGAACCACGAACCGAATTTACACTGAAGAAGATATGAAAATCACTAAACGTAACACAAACAGTCTTGAGAAGTCGAGCAAAGACCATGCGCAGCTAGGAATCAAACCAGCAGTATATATTGGTGAATATAGAGACTTTAGAGACTTCAAAATGAAGCCTGCAACTGAAGGATTTATAGAGCGTCTTGGTAGGGCCTTAATACAATGGGCCGAAGTAGAACCACAAGCTTATAAGCTTAATCAATTTTTGCGTCTACAAGGTCTTGCAGCTGAACAATTCTATGACTGGGTATTAAAGTATCCCGAACTAAAAGCAGCCCATGGTTATGCTATGAAATGCATAGGTGATAGAAGAGAACTTGGAGCTCTTGAAAAGAGAATTTCAGAGAACATGGTTCTTAAAACTCTTTACATTTATGATCCAACTCATGCTCAAGCAAGACAAGATGAGATAGACGCTAAAAAAGAGATAGCTATGGTCAATAATGAAGCACATACCAGACCAACACAGATCATCTTAGGTGAGCTGCCTGGCATGAAAGAATATAAAGAGTTACAACAAAAAGAAGATGTTGTAGAATAAAAGCTCAATATCCTTTAATGGTGTTGGAAATACTTCCCAGCAGTTTCTTTCAGGTTTCTGCTGGGTTTCTTTTTATCTTCATTGAAAAACATCTGTATATGTAGTAAACTATATTTATATAGGAGATAATATGAAAAAGAAGATATTAAATGTTTTATTAGATGATGATTTGCATGCAGACTTTAAGTCTTTATGTGCTAAGAATGGTTTGAATATGACCGAAGTTATAGTCAAGTTTGTGCAAGAGTTTAAAAAGACCTATCAAAACCAATAAGGGATAGAATCCCAATAAAGGACCAAAATGACTAAGTCACTATTTCTAGTTGCACTGTTTGGTGCATTCACTATCAATGCTTCATTGCCACAATACGGCACTAAAGAGTGTGCTGAACAAGATGGACCTTGTTCAACTGGTGGAACACCAAAAGCACCAACTCCATCTCCAAAAAATACGCCTGCTACTACTCCACGAGGTAATAAATAGTTAATTAGGGACAGGAGAGTAGTGATGAACGGTTTGTTCTTTTGTATTTTGGTTATTGGTTCTTCTGTGCATTGTTCTGCTAAGAAGAATCACGATGGACCTCCATTGTTTATCAGAGATATCTATACTAATGGTAAGCCTGATCCATATTTCAACAAGCTGCTTATTAATATTCGGAAGTATTATCCAATACTCACCGAAAAAGAGATTGTCGATTGTCTTGAGGCTTGTGCTCTTATTAAAGAAGATGTTGATGTTATTGCAGAGTGTCAGGAGTTGATGCTTTGGAAAGTTACGCATCTTGCTGACATTAAAGATAAAAAGTCATGTTTTAAAGAATATAAACAACAATAAGATTAATTTTTTACAAGGATGCATCTTGAATTACATAAGACTATGTGCATGTTTAATTGTTTTCACCAGCGCTATTTACTCTTCTTTTAAATCTGTGCAGTATGTAGAGTCGTATAGTGGAGCTAGTACTCAGTATAGCTTTGTTCGAAGATTTACTGCTGAAGATAATATTAAAAAAGATAAGGATATGCCACAATTAACGAGTCAGAAACAAGAATTGATTCGTCTTTGGCTTGAAAGTACAGCGAACGCGACAAATTAAGAATATACTGGATATGATCTAATAATCTATAGAATTCGGCTAACGAAATATAGATAAGATGTAGCTCCCCGCGGGCGAGTTTGCAATGTAGGTAATCTCTACAGATAGTCCTACTATCCAGATCTACTATGGAGAAATGATGAATGAGTCTGAAAAATTGATTCAGGATTTTCGTAGTTCTAATGAAATGTTGTTAAAGGCTCCTTCAAGGCCTGAACTTCAGCTTGGTACGGAGTGGCGAAGCCGTCAAGGTAATTGGGTTTTAGTTCGTAAAGAAAAAGATCATGATTATTGGAGGGAGATTGAATGAAAACTGGCTTAAATATTGGCAAAAACATGAAGATTAGGCCTAGTATCTTTTATAATGAAGATGGAGAGTTTAGTTATTTGATGTTTTCTGCTGCTGATATAGAGAAATTAATGAAATTTCCTAATTTTCACATTGCTAAGGTGTTTAGGGGTATATACGACTTAAAGAGTAAAAAGTTAAAAAAGAATAAGGAAGAATAAGTGAAACGTTTTCTATTAGTTCTATCACTTTTTGGTTCTATGTGTTCATCAAACACACTCGTGTGTGATGAAGATGATTTTACGCCACTTGAACGACAAAAGATGGGCCAATCAGTTCCCCAGTCAGCTCCTAAGCCTGCTCCAAGAACAGTTAAATTTCTACCAACAATAGCAGTTAAATTTGATATGCTTATTGATGGTGATTCAATACTTTATGATATGCCTGTATTTACTTTAGATGGCGAGGAAGTTGTCTGCCAGGTGTGTGGCAGACCTCCATGTCAGATTGAAGTAACGAATGGTAAACTTAAGTGTTTCTGTTTTAATCATATTCCTAGAAAACGTGGTTCATTTTTAGATTAAGAGACGATTATGGAATGGATTAAATGCTCTGATAGATTGCCTGTTCAATGGGCTATTGATGGGGTTCCTGGAAAGGATGGCCATACGGTCTTATATATTAATAATGATACAGGACTTGATCGTATAGAGTTTGGCAGCTATCTTCCTACTGAAGAAGCTTGGTATGAAAGAGATACTTATTATCCAATTGAATCAAAGTATGTAACTCATTGGATGCCATTACCTCAACTACCAAAGATACCAGGAGCTTTAGATGAAGATCAACAAAAAGAGTTTGAATGTGATCATATATGTGATCAATATGATGAATCAGTAAAAGGTTATTTTTGTAAATGTGGTATTTTTAAAAATAATAAAGGTTAATTATGAAGGTGTAAGCCTTGGATTCTTACAAAGTGCACCTGTAAGAACATTGGTAATGGCGCTTACTGATGGGTTAGAATAATGTGGGTTCGAGTCCCATCGCCTTCATATTAAAATAGGAGTAGTTATGAATCAAAGAAGAAAGAGGCTTAGGTTTGTACATATTCTGGCCTATAAACGATATTGGGATATTGTTAGTGAATATAGGTGGAAGTTTAATGACACGTCTAAAATTTTAAATGATAATTGGGCCAATGGTTTAAAAATGACATTTAAGGATTAGTTATGAAGCTACTAACACTTGCTCTTTTTTTTTCATGTTTATTTACTCCTACTCACTCTACTTCAATGAGATATCTTCAGACGATTACGGTTACATTTCCCGGCGAGTTACCTATAGTGTTGGTGGACAATCAGCGCATTAAATGTCATTGCGGTAAACAGCCTGTACAAGTGCATGTCTTAAATGGTATAGTCTTTGCCAACTGTGCTGATCATCGTATTAGCATTCAGTAGCCCCAAATGTAATATTCACTTTACACTTAGTCGGAGTAGGCATGAGTAAGAAGTATACCGCAAAGCAATATGAACAGATCATTCGAGATGTTTTATGTGGTGCATTAGAGCACATGGAAGCAATAAAAAGAGAGATTGGTAAAATAGGTCCAATCAAAGAGGATAGCGATCCAAATCTAATGGCTCGCGCAAAAGTAATGCATCTAACGCTTACTTGTATCAATGATATCATTCACCCAGCACATAAACTGCTTTATAAGATGTTTTCAGAAGAAGGCTACGAGTCTTACTTTGATGTATTGGTTAAGAACCATAAAGAGGCTATTGAAAAGAGCATAGTTCCTGCTTGTTATTGTAGTAATTGTGATCCTGACAAATTAAAAGCTAAAGCAAAGTTTGAAGAATTGAGCGCTTTAAAAAAGGAAGAGAATGACAAAGACATACGTGTCAAAAAGTCTGGAGAAGCAGTTAATTGATAGACATGATCTTAGTGGTAAGAAGTTTGGTAGATGGACAGTTATTTCTTATATAGGGGCTGGTGTTTATGAGACTCAATGTGATTGTGGTCATATGGGCACTAAAAAAACTACTGAGCTTACGCATATGAGATCTATTCAGTGTGCTCGTTGTAGAAGGAAAGAACTTATTGGTCTTAGAGATAGTAGTAAAGAATCTGGGAATGATGAGTTGGTAAGATCTAAATGGTCTAATTCAATTTACTCCATACGCAAAGAGGATTTGGATGAGTAATGTTCAAGTAAAATGGATATCAGTTAAAGATCAATGTCCTAAAGATTATGAAGATGTTTTGTTTGTAGTGAAGTTTGATGAAGATGAGAGATTTGTAGAAAAAGGTCATAGGCAATCAACAAATAAAGTTTGGGTAGATACATATTTAGCCAGAAATTATCCAAACTATATAGTTACGCATTGGGCATCTCTTCCTGAGACTCCATATGAGTGACGATATAGCTTCTTTCAATCGCTTTGTGCCAAGACCCTATCAAATGCATTTATGTGATGCGTTCGAATCAGGTAAATATAAGAAATTCTTAACCATATGGCCACGACGAGCTGGTAAGGATATATGTGCATTAAATCTTTTACTTCGTGCAGCAATGCGTAAGGTTGGTACTTATTTCTATATCTTTCCTACATTTCAGATGGGACGTCGTATTTTATGGGATGCAATTGATATCTCTGGTAAGCGAATACTTACTCATTACATTCCAGAAGAGATAATAGAATCACGCAATGAACAGCAGATGCGTATAAGGTTAGTTAATGGGTCACAAATTCAGATACTTGGTTCAGATAATTTTGATAACACTCTCGTGGGTACTAACGCTGTTGGTATGGTCTTTAGTGAGTATGCCTTATCTGATAGTCGTGCCTATTCTTTTTCTATTCCTATTTTAAAGGCTTCTGATGGCTGGGTACTTATGGTCTCAACTCCTCGGGGTAAAAACTCTTTATGGGATCTATTTAATGTTGCCAAGAAATCTAAAGATTGGTTCTGTGAGAAACTGTCAGTTGATGATACGAAGCATATTTCAGTTGAAGAGATAGAAAAAGAGATAGCAGAAGGACAGATGTCGCGTGATTTAGCTTTACAGGAATTCTGGACAAGCTTTGAGTTGGGTGTTGAGGGATCTTTTTACAGTAAGTACATAGATGATCTTCGTCGCAAGAATCAGATTACTTCAGTTCCTTGGGAACCGTATCTTCCTGTTCATACGGCCTGGGATCTTGGTTATAACGACTTAACAGTTATCATATTCTTTCAGCTGTCTGGCGCATCAATTCGGGTCATAGACTATTATGAGAATAACAAAAAGGGACTAGATCACTATGCAAAGATCATCAAAGAAAAAGATTATACATATGGTAAACATATTGCTCCTTTCGATATCGCTGTGCACGATCTTGGTACTGGAGTTAGTCGCTGGAAGATGATGCATGATCTTGGTGTTTCATTTATAAGATATTCAGACAAAGCACCAAGCGTTATGGATGGAATAGAAGCAGTTCGTAGAGCATTGCCTAAGATGTGGATAGATGAGCGTTCTTGTAGTCAGCTATTAAAATCACTTGAGAACTACAGACAAGAGTATGATCATAAACGTAAGGTCTATAACTTAAATCCACTTCACGACGAGTTTAGCCACGCGGCAGACGGCATGAGATATCTATGCTCAGCATTACCTAAATTGATGAGCAATAGTGATCCAAAAGAATTAGAAGATAGATATAATAGTGTGATGTATGGTTCAGGTAGCAATCTACCGCCAATGTTTCAAGATAATGGACATAGGTTTTAGCTAGCTATGACTTAATAAATATCGATATAATTAACTAGCTATGACTTAACAAAAAGGACCAAAAATGACAAAAAAACTAAATCACAAATGATTAAAGAAAAAGAATCTCCAGCAAACAGAAAGAATCAGCTTAGGTTCTTTTGAAAAATATCTTCCAAAGAAAGAAAAAAATAATGTTAAAAGAAGAATTTGAATATTTACAAGAAGCAACTAAGCATATTGAAGAGGGAATTGATGATTTATATGGAACATTGCATCAGCTATTAGATATGAAAGATAAGTCTTTTACGATTACTTTTAAAGGTAAAATATATGACTTTCATCCAGCAACAACTGAAGATGAAGAAGTGAAGATGTATATTCTTGCTAAAATGTTTATCGAGCGTTTATTGATTCATGTTATATCGAAGAATGTTAAAACTATTAATAAAGAGCCAGGTACTAGATATGGTTGGGACGATATTTTATCGTTCGCTTCAGGCCCAGATCCAAAATATTATCAGTATGAGAAGATTTCGGTAGATCAATTATATGAAGTTAGCGATGAAAGTGGTGAAAAGATAACTTCGTTGCCATTAAATCAAGATAGTTCTTATGTTAAAGCGCAGGATGAGAGAAATGGATGAAGTTGTTTGTGGATTTTTAATAATGGGATTTTTGCTTTGGATTGGTAGTTATATTAAGCCGATTGAAAATGCTATTAACTGGATTGGTTTTTCTTTAATTCTTTTTTGGAGTGCTATAATTTCTATATTTTTATCTATAATATTTCTTCCATTTGCCATAATTTATAAATGTTTAAAAGATTAATGGATAATAGAAATGATAAGCAAGATAGTCAATTGGCTAAAAAATAAAAGATTAATTCGCTCACTTGATGTTACTTCTGTGCCATTTGTTCCAGTAGCGCAAGAAGATGTTCGTGCTAGGACTGATGTTAAGAACTTTAATAAATCATTTGATGCTCAACAACAGCAGATGCAAGCTAGGGCATTAGTAGCTCATGAGCCTGGATGCGATGTGATCTCGTGTAAGAAGAAGACTTGTTTTAAGTTTGCAGCTGATAAGATAGTGAAAAAGACTACTGTTAAAATGAAAAGAAATAAAAAGGATATGCATGGACAGATTTGAATTAATAAAAGAGACAAGAAATAAATTAAAATCTTTGGGTAAGCATTATACGGGTTCAGATATTTTTGCTGAAATTAAAGATCTGATACTCAAGCCGCTTCCTGATAGTTATGTCCAAGCTCAAAAGAAGGCTTATGACTGTGCTTCAAGTGCTGATTGTAATATGAATTTGTTATCTTTTGATAGTTGTGAAATTCATTCAAGCAAGCCAGCATTCTGTAGTATTTGTGAAGAACTTCAGCAAGAATATGAATTAGAGTTACTAGCTGATTGCTGTCAAATTATAAAAGAAGATAATGCAGAGCTTAATTCAATAAAAAGTCGTAATGCTGCTAGAGTATTATCTGTTAATGGATAATTATTCTATATAAGGAGATTAATAATGTTATTTCCCCAATTGGGCCCGGTCTACTATTCAGAAAAACATCAAAGTATATTGGCCAGAATGGAAGCGTTCTATGCAGAGAGTATAACCATAAATCAGTCTTTCTGGGCTGAAGCTGATACGGATACTCGATTTGAGACTGGTGATCAGACTTTATGGAATGATTTATATGGCAATCTTCCGGCTAATCGGGGAAGACAGTTTAATTTCAATCGTATTCGTCGCGTAATCAATATGATCTCAGGTCATCAAAGACGTAATCGTAAATCAACTATCGTTACTCCAGTTGAAAATGGTGACGCTGAAACAGCTGATCAGTTTACTAAAGTCATGATGTGGATTAACAATCAAGAAAACGTACTTGATACTATAAGCGAATCATTTCATGGAGCACTCGTTACTGGAATGAATCTACTTCAAGTTTGGGTAGATTATAGAAGTGATCCAGTATCGGGTAACATAAAAGTAGATAATTGTTCTTATAATAGCTTTTTAATTGATCCCTATTTTCGAAAAGCTGATCTATCAGATTGCAATGCTTTATGGAAACGGTCGTTTTTAACTAAGCGTGAAGTGATCTCACTACTTCCTGACCAATCAGAAGAGATCATTGGTCTTGTTGGTAATCAATCAGGTACTGGGAGGGATGGTAAATTTCAGTTCATAAACTAGTGTGAACTATAAACCTTCTCTGATTGACTTGGAACTCCTTAGGGACAACAGGGCGGAAGCGAAAGCACCGTGAACGACTGAGTGAGAGGGCGCCGAAAGGTGATGCGACAGTCTGAACTCTATAGTAATATAGAGAGGGAGATTCGAAGAAGTCTCCCCGCCACATAAGTGGTCACAAAAGTAACAGATTGGCCAGAATCATACAACTACGGATATAAGAACTTACTAACGTATGATGAATTCTATTACCGTGATTATAGAACCCAGAAGATGCTATGTGACGCAGAAACTGGTGAGACCATGGAATGGAAAAGCGATAATCAAGAAGGTCTTGAAGCTTTTCTTATGCAATATCCATCAGTTACTGTTATAGAGTCTGAAGTACCAACGGTTAATCTTGCTATTGTTGTTCAAGGCAAGGTTATGTATGACGGTCCAAATCCAATTGGTACTGATAAGTATCCATTTGTTCCAGTGCTCGGTTATTACAATCCCCAGATGCCATATTTTCCATGGCGTATCCAGGGCGTTGTTAGGGGTCTTCGTGATGCTCAGTATTTATATAACCGAAGACGTATCATTGAACTTGATATCTTAGAGTCTCAAATTAACTCAGGCTGGATTTATAAAGAGAATGCTTTAGTTAATCCAAAAGATGTATTTATGTCTGGTCAAGGAAGAGGTCTTGCTCTTAAAGAAGATGCACAGATGTCAGATGTTCAACAGATTATTGCTCCTCAAGTACCACCATCAATGATCCAATTGTCAGATTTACTCGCTAAAGAAGTTATGGAAATATCAGGGGTCAATGAAGAATTACTTGGTTCAGCGATGGATGACAAGGCTGGTGTGTTGTCTATGCTACGACAAGGAGCTGGTCTTACAACGCTGCAAACGCTTTTTGATCAACTTGATCGGTCTCAGAAGTTGCTGGGTGAAATAATAATTGATATAGTCCAAGCAAACTTTACTCCTGGTAAAATTAAACGAATCTTAGAAGAAGAAGAGCCGACTCCTCAGTTTTATAACAAGGCGTTTGGTAAATATAATGCAGTTGTTGAAGATGGTCTTAATACAAGTACACAAAAACAAATGCAATTTGCTCAGATGTTACAGTTGCGTGAGGCTGGTGTTCCTATAACAACTCAAGATCTACTTGAAGCGGCTACTATCCAAGGTAAGAAGAAGATTATGGAAAATGCTGCTAAACAAGAACAGCAAGCTCAGCAAATGCAGCAAATGCAGATGCAGTCTCAAATGCAACTGCAACAAGCTCAAATGGCAGATATGGAAGGTCGTCGGCAGGCAAATATTGGTCTTGCGCATGAACGTGATTCAAGGGTTATGGAAAACTATTCTATGGCTGTTGAGCGCGAACATAAAGCAAATTCAGAAGATTCTGCTGCTGCATTAGATCGTGTAAAAGCTCTGAAAGAATTAGAGTCTATGGATCTGACTCATTTACAAACACTTGTTGGATTGCTTTCTGGTTTGAAGGATCAAGAGACAGCTCAGTCTGAACAGGGAATGAAAAAAGTAGCTGCACAACCACTTCCTCAACAAGGATAAAATAAGAACTTTACTTATTTGAGCGTACGACTTAAAACTAATATGTCTCTACCCACTCGTGGGAAAATAGATAGAGGTAATATTATTAACCTTGTAGCTAATGACTACAGTGTCTGAAAGGTCCAATATGGCAAAACGTAAATACAGTTCAGAAATCAGTGAAAGCAAATCATCTATTGCTAATCTGCCGCAAAGTGAAGCATATAGACCATGGCCTAAGTCTGGTAACTATGAAGATTACGGATTAGACGATACTATTTCAGGTATCGATTCTCAGATGAATGAAGATGGCGCTAAAATGAAAAGACATATTCAACCTGGTAAATATTAGCACACTAATGTGTAGGACCTATTATGGCTTCTAAATTTGATGATAATTACAAAGATCCTAGAAGATATCTAGAGCGTAAAGACTTTGAGATGATCCCTAAAAGTAAATCATCTCCTGCTAATCTTGATCCATTTGGCTTCCAAAAAGAAGTTGTGTATGAAGATGGCAAAAAGTTTGGTGCAAACTAACACACTAGTGTGTAAAGGAATTACTATGCCAGCTGCTCCTCGGATCAAAGGTAAACCTGCAAAAATAGCTTTTTCTATTTTAGGAATCCCTGCAAACTTGAAATATAAGAAGAATCGATTTCAAAAAGAATTAGATCGCAAGCTTCTTTCTCAAGAGACTCAGAGAGTTCGGTAATAGAGTATTGGGAGAGATTTACACTCATTGAGTGTCACCTCTCCCTTTTTATTGGAGATAATATGGCAAAAATTAAAAAAGTAATTAAACACCTTAAAGGTGACATTGAAACTTTTAAACATGAAGCTCATGAAGATAAAGAGCTTATTAAAGATTTGAAAAAGAAATCATCTAAAAAGAAAAAGAAGTCTAAGAAGTAATCTTTCTTTTTCATTGCTTCATTCTTGCTCTCTCTGCCAGCATACTTACACGTGCTGGCAGTTTTTTTATGTTACTATATAATTCGATTGACTCATCTTCAGTCAAGATGGTCCTTTTGGGGGAGTTGTGAGGTCGTTGTGGTGATGGCTAGATATCCGCAGCTCCCTTTATATAATTCATAAAGGAGATATATGAACAATGGCCAGACTATCGGTAAGATCGCTTCAGATCTACTTTTAAAGACACCAGAGAGCAATGATCCAATAGAAATACAACGTGCAACTGAGAATGAATATTTACAAAATCTAGAATGGTGTGTTCAGCATGCTTTAAAGAGAGTTGACTGTAGTTCTGTTGCAGGTCATGATGAGTGTAAGAAGCGAACTGCTCTTGAAGGTGATTTTTATGTGGCTGCGCTCTTAAAAAAGGAGAAGTTACTAGAAAATGTTTTGCGTAATTACTTTATTGCAACAAAATCTTGTCCAACTCCAACGTTCGATCAAACGATTTATAAATACAACTCTGCAAAAGACGCAATTGAATTTTTATGGGTTGTTCCAGATCAAGAAACGGCGCTCACGCTCAAAGAAAATAAACAAATAGTGGTTCCAGCAGAACGTGGTTTACTCCAGTTCGTTTTAGATTATTATAATGGTAATCTTCATAGGGTTTGTAAGAAACTTAATGGAGAGACGATGAATGCAGGATCAGCTTTAATAGTATAAAAGGATTTTAAGTATGACTAAAAGACGAGGTCCATCAGTTGAGCAACGTGGTGAAATTGAAATGCCACCATTAGATCATCAATTCCCAGCAGAGATGGGAGTTCCTCAAGCCGCTCAAGCAGTAGAAGCAAGAGAAGTTGAGCAACTACAACAAGAGTATCAAGATCATGAACAAGAAGTTCTAGTAGAGCAAGACGAGCAATATCTTATTAATGAAGTAGCTCAAGAAGAACCAGAATTTTCTCCCACGCCAGTGGACCAATCCAGATTGGATTCCAATAAGAGACCAAAAACCAAAGAAGACAACTTCAGAGAAGTTCGTTTGGCTAAAGAAAGAGCAGAACGGGAACGGGACGCACTTATGTCTCAGATGCTCGAGATGCAGTCCAAATTACAGAACCAACAACAAGTTGCAAAACCTGTAGCTCCAGTAGAAGAAGAAAAAGATTGGTTTGATGGTCTTGATCCAGAGTCTTTAGTTGAAGGAAAGCAGCTTAAAAACATTGCTCAAGAGATGAAAGCAATGAAAAGGATGCTTAAAGAGCAACAAGCTCAGTCTCAAGAGATAGCAATGCAAGCAAAGATCAAAGCTCAATATCCAGACTTTGATGATGTGTTTAATGCTCAGACTATTAGTAATTTAAATGAACAGTATCCAGATGTGGCTAATGCGCTTCGAGTAATGCCAGATGATTACAATAAAGCGACTGCTGCGTATACTATGATTAAAAACTTAGGAATATATAAAGGGAACGAAGTGAAAAAACCTGCATATGAATCAGATATTTTAAGAGCTAAAGTTAATGCTGCTAAGCCAAGACCTTTAGCATCAGTTAATCCACAACAAGGTGATAGCCCCCTATCAAAAGCTAATGCATTTGCTAATGGTTTAACACCAGACTTGAAAGCGCAAATGCTGAAGGAGATGCAGGCCGCGAGACGTGGTAACTAAATATTTTTTTTAGTTATTCTTCTATTGTTACAATTTTCTTTTCTGGTCGCCCATCTACAATTGGACGGTTCGTAATTACCATCATTGTTAATTCGATCTATTTCTTTTTTAGGTGGTCGACTTCCCATATCCTCCAAGAAATTTTCAAATTTAGACCATCTTTCACAAACTTTAATTCCACGTCCACCGTAATTATGGTATCCGCTATCTTTTGGATTATTGCACCGTTGTCTCATTTGATGCCAAATGCCATAAATAGAACTTGTTGAAAGTTTATGAGTTGCAATCCTGCAGTGTTCGCAGCATTTAGAATTTCCTGCTAATAATTCTGATCCTCTTATTGTATAAACTCTTTTACAGTCGCATTCACAAATATAAGAAGTTGTGTGCCTTTTTTCTTCAGATTTTTGTAAGACTTTCCATTTACCAAATGATTTTCCAATTATATCAAACGACCTGTCTTTGCTTTTTATTCGACAATCTAGACACCATTTATACTTTAATATATCTTCCTTTCTTTTGATTGATTCTGATCCACATATACATTTGCATCTATATCTTTTTATATTGCTTTTAAGATCTAATCTTTTTGGCTCTTCGCTGATTATTGTCCAGTTTTCTATTTGTTTACTGATCATTGTTTTCTCATTTTGTTAATACTATTTAAATAGTATACTAAATATGTACAAAGTGGTAAATGAATAAATGAATTACCCTAGGAATCTAGATGACTCTTCAACAAAAACAAGTATTTTTTACAGCTAATGTAGCTTTACTTATTGATCATATTCTTGAGAATAAATATTCAGTTACTTTCGGAGAGGCATTCCGTACTCCTGAACAAGCTGAAATATATGCAAAGTCTGGCAAAGGTATAAAAGATAGCCTTCATTGTAAAAGACTTGCTATTGATTTAAATTTGTTCGATTCTAATGGTAAGTATTTAACTAATAAAAAAGATTATGAACAGTTTGGAGCTTATTGGAAAAGCTTGAATCCTGCTAATAGATGGGGTGGTGATTTTCCTAAGTTAGTTGATTGTGTACATTTCGAAATGCAAGATTTGTAATGGAAAATAAACGATATTATTATGTAAATTCTGGATTTGAAAGACAGGATATTTGGAAAAAGGTTAATTCAAGAGATGATCTTCCTAAGGATGGAAGAAGATGTTTCTTGGTAATGTATAAAGGTCTTCATGCTATATGTGAATATAATAAAGAAGAGGATGCTTTTTATATAGATTTTGCTCCCGATGAATATGGAGCAAATAAAGTTAATAGAGAGCATAAAATTAAATGGTGGATGGACTTACCGGACTTTCCAGAAGATTTTTAAAGTGCTTCATTTGTCCTCCTTTTTTGATCGTGGGACGCTCTCATCCGGCGTCCCTTTTTATTTAGATCTTTTTTTTGTTAATCCTAGTGTTGTTTAGATTTTCTTTTCTTGTGACCCATCTGCAGTTTTCTAATTCATAGTTTCCATTATTATTTGTTCGGTCTAACTCTAGACCACTGGGTTTTTGTCCCATATCTTCTAAGAAGTTTTCAAATTTTAACCAACGATCACAAACTGTAATTCCGCGTCCGCCATAATCTTTAAACTTAGTTTGATTTGGGTTTGTGCATCTTTGTATCATAGACCCCCAAGTGGTATATGTTCTGGAGTGAACCATTCCATGCTTAGTTGACCCGCATTTTCTGCAGGCTGTTGAATCGCCAAATCTTAATCTTATACCTTTGAGTTGTTTGATAAATCCACATTCACATTGAACTTCGTAGCACGATCTTTTATCTTCTGAGGCTACTCGTTTTAAGACGGTCCATTGGCCAAACTTATCTCCTCTTTTTAGTTCTTTGTCTTGATATTTGCATGAGCTACAGGATTTAGAAGCTTGTCTTTTTAGTTGATCATCCCTAACTTCTCTTTTAAATCCACAATTACATATACATAGATATAGTATTTTTTTTTCTTTTCTTCGCGAAAGATTTATAACCTTCCAATTGGCATACTGCTTTCCTATTATAATCATATATTCCTTTATATTGATTTTTTATAAGTTAAATGACTATAATATTGCTAAGCGTTATCGAGAAGTCGCTTATCTCAAAAACTTCGGCGTATTCTGAGCTTCGCCATCTCAACGACGTACAAAGATCTCGTCAGTCTTAAGTATATAGTAAAACCCAAAAATGATCCACTAATAAAGTGACAGTTTTGGAAAATATTTAAACTTAAGGAGCCTATATGGCTATAACTACTACTAGCTCGTTGCCAGCGCCTGTACAACAGTCGTTTAGCTACAAGCTTTTGTCAGTTCCAGTTCCGTCTATGATTCATTAACTAAATTTGTGAATCTAAAACCCTCTCTGATTGACTTGGATAGCCGATGGGCCGACAAGGGGCAAGCGTAATGGTAGCCTGAACGACTGAGCGAGAGGGGCTCTTGAAAAAGAGTATGCGACAGTCTGCTCATGGACTATATATGAAATCCATGAGGCTGGATCGAAGAATCTGGCCCGCCTGAAAAGGTCAGTAAGCGAAAGCTGAAAGTAACAGAATGAAAATTCCAGCGATGCTAAAAAACATGCCTCGTAATGGTGGTACAACTCTACGTATGCGTAGATATAATCCACTTGCAACAGCTCTTGTTCCATTAGGAAACACTGGCGTTACTCCCCCAGCACAACAATTAACTGCTGTGGATATTGATGCTAAAATCTCTTTCTACGGTTTCAATTAGGTGCCGTAGAATTGATTCTGAATAGACCTACGTTATCCTTAATGAACAGGTAACGTTACAGAATCAAGATCCCGTTAAGAGAAAAAGCGGGATTAAAACCCTCTCTGATTGACTTGGAAGCCCGATGGGGTGACAAGGCGGAAGGCGAAAGCCACCGTGAACGACTTAGCGAGAGGGGCTCTGCAACTTACCAGAGCATGCGAAAGTCTGAGCACGAACTATATATGAAATTCGTGAGGTTGATCCGAAGAGGTTGGCCCGCCTAAGCAATTAGGTCACAAAAGTAACAGAATGTTTGAATGAAGCTGCTGCTCGTTTAGGTGTTTCTCTTCGTCAAACAGAAGATGAACTAACAAGAGATATGCTTGCTTCAACAGCAGCGTTTATCAACTGTACAGCTGGTGTGAACGGCGACAACCCGACTGAATTAACTCGTTCAGATGTTGATGATGTAGTTCGTGCTTTGCTTGGAAACAATGCATACACGATCTTAGACAACATTGAAGGGGAAGATAAATTTGGTACAGCTCCTGTTCGTGATGCGTATTTTGCGCTTTGCCATACAGATCTTACTAAAGATATGGACTCAGTTGATGGATTCATTCAAAAGAATCAATATCCATCTCCTATGAATGCATTGCGTTCAGAATGGGGTGCAATTGGTAACTTGAGATTCTTAGTTTCATCTATTGGATCAATCACTCAATCTGCTTCAAACTTAGGCGCGAACGTGTATAACATTTTCTGCGTAGGTATGGAAGCTTATGCTTGTATTGAGCAAGACGGTAAATATTGCTGTCTATAAATTTTCTCTGATTGACTTGGAAGCCCTACGGGGTGACAAGGGGCAAGCGAAAGCAGCCTGAACGACTAAGTGAGAAAACTCTGAAAAGAGAAGCGATAGTCTGAACTCATATGAAAGTATGAGAGGGAGATCCGAAGAGGTTTCCCCGCCCAGAAGTGGGTCACAAAAGTAACAGAATGTATAGCGCAAGCTTTATCTATCGTCCTCCAATGTACGATGGACCTTTGGCTCTTAATGCTTCTGTTGGTTACAAGTTTGCTGAAGTACCTCGTATTCTCAATGACCTTTGGGTATTGAATCTACGTTGCACATTAGCGTAACTTTTAGGAGATATTATGGATAATACAATATTACAACAAGGTCGTTTTACAGCTACTGGATCTGCGGTAACTTTACAACTGCGTGCAGATGTAGATTGGATAGAAGTTTATAACACTACTATTGGTGCTGCTTCTCAAACTACAGCTGTTGGTGTTAAGTACAAATGGTTCCGTGGGTTTCCTGCTGGTGCTAAATGGACTACATTTAAATCTAACGCAGCTAACGCAGCTAACTTAGAGCAGTATTTAACTTCATCTGGATTTACTTTAGTTGATAGCTCAGCAAATCCTAACGGAACATTGAATGCTACAATTACAGCTATTTCTAACGCTGCTATTCCTGTTGTTTCAAACTCTGGAACAAACGGTCTATCTGCTGGTGATGTTGTACGTTTATTCAACGTTGCATCTGCTCAACAAGTTGGTGGATTTGATTTCACAGTTGGTTATAACACATTAACAAGTGGTACATTCTCTCTTGACTATATGTCACAGATTGTTGCTGGTACTACTGGTTCATGGCGTAAACTTAGCTTTGATCCATTATTCTACCCACGTCGTCGTTATATTACAAAAATTACTGCAGCTGCTTCAGCTGTTGTAACATTGTCTGTAACTCATGGCTATACAGTCGGTCAACAAGTTCGTTTTGTTGTCCCTGCTGCGTATGGCATGGTAGAAATTGATGGGCTTCTTGGAACAATTACTGCTGTTAATACAACAACAACAAGTGGAAACACAATTACTGTAGATATTGATTCATCAGCGTTTACAGCATTTGCATGGCCACTTTCAGCTGCAGTTCCATTCTCAGCTGCTGAAGTTGTTCCAGTTGGTGAAAATTCAGCGCAAGCTATCTCTTCATCAGTTGACACACTTGATGATGCTACTTTAAACACAGGATATATTGGAATGGTTCTTGCTGGTGGCGCAAGCTGTCCAGGTGGTGCTACTTCTGATGTTGTTTACTGGGTTGCTGGTAAATCATTTAGCGTTGATAACGCGTAGTGTTGGTAACACATAGTTAATAACTATATTCCCCCTACAGCGCTGTAGGGGGACTTATTAAAAGAAACACGCAAGTGTGAAAGGACTTTATGACTAATCAAAATTTACATATACCAGAAGTTAATGCTAAAAAGATCAAAGAAGGCAAAGATGCAGTTCAGCACTCCTCTCGACCTTTTATGACTCGTTCTAAAAAACTGACTAAAGAAGAAAAAGAAGTGATTGCTAAAGATCTTAAAGTTAAACGAGACAAAGAAAGAACTCCGGTACGTGGTATCTTTAAATATCATGAATGCCCAGGAGCTATGTTTGAATTTATGTTTAAAAAATACGCAGAAGATCCTTTAGAGAAGTTTTCTATGCTTGATGGTGAAGTGTATACAATTCCACTAGGAGTTGCTCGCCATTTAAATACTGCTTGCTGGTACCCTGTGCACAAATTCCAGAGCAAAGATTCATCATTGACGACGCAAGAGAAGATTAGAAGAACAAGTTTCCAAAGCTTAGAGTTTATGGATGAAGCACTAGCTGCTTAAAATAGAGGTGAGTTTATGTCTATTCTGGCTGATGAAAATCCTGTCTTTCAACGTGCGATGAGAGTTATATCGTCCATTACAAACGATTATCCTGCCGTTGTAACAACTACGTTCGACCATCAATATTTAACGGGTCTCATAGTGAGGTTAAATATTCCTAAGGGATATGGCATGACTCAAGCTAATCGATTGTATGCGCCTATTATCGTGACAGGTGATACTACGTTTACAATCGATATCGATACTCGTTATTTTGATGTGTTTGCTTATCCTGGAACTTTCCCCGAAAATCAACAATATCCATTAACGATTCCTGTTGGAGAAAGTAATGATACATTGTTAAACGCAACTCAAAATATTTTACCATTCCCAGCTGAATAGGAGACTAGTAATGGCAACACCCGATTCAACACTTTCAACATTAGCTCAGATTCAAACTAAAGTAAGAAGGCTTACTCGTAGTTTGTCTGAAGCGCAACTGACCACTGATCAATTAAATGATTATATAAATACGTTTGTATTATATGATTTTCCAGAACATCTAAGATTGTTCAATTTACAAACTACGTTTACATTTTTTACTGAACCATACATAGACACCTACGAATCAAATGATACTGCATCAAGTGTTTTTTATAACTTTAAAAACAAATATCTAAACATTATGCCGCCTATTTATATAGCTGGTAAGCAATCATTGTTTCTTGAATCAAGAGAGCAGTTCTTTGCTATGTACCCAATGTTTAATAGTATTGCTTCTATTGGGCAGACTGGAAATGCAGTGGCTACTTCTTTTACTGGAGTTATTAATACCCAGCAAGCAATCATACCTTCAGGGCTTACTCAAATAGTTTTACTTCTTAGAAACAATGTTTTGTTTAGCTCTGTTGGTGCTAACGGTGCTAACCTTGCAATGATCGATTATCCTATTAGTCCAACTATAGGGAATTTATATATTCCTGGTGGTGCTCCTACTTCAACATCGGTACAAGATACTACTAACTATATCAATTACACTACTGGTGCATTTGTAGTTACATTTACAGCTGGTGCTCCTGCTAACGGAGTAGCTATCAATAGCCAAACAGTTTCTGTACAGCCAACGCTTCCTCAGTCTATGTTGTTTTATGATGGAAAATTTACCATGCGTCCTGTACCAGATCAGGCATATCGAATACAAATGGAAGTGGCTAAAAGACCAACGGAATTACTTGCTGGAACACAATCTCCAGAACTTGCTGAGTGGTGGCAGTACATAGCTTATGGTACTTCTAAAAAAGTATTTGAAGACAGAATGGATTTAGATAGCGTGCAGTTGATTATGCCTGAGTTTAAAAAGCAAGAGGCTTTAATTAATAGAAGAACTATAGTTCAGCAAACAAGCCAAAGAACTACAACTATCTATTCTAATGAATCAGGTGGTGTTGGATCAACGGCTAGTGGCGCTGGATTTGGAAGAACGTTTTAACTAAAAGGAATAATGATGGCATATCAAGCTCAAAAACCACAACCAACTGATGTAAAGAGTCAGTCTCAAGCAGATATTTTAGGTAATTTTCAAGCTCTGTCACCGTTTGGTAATGGATTTGCAGACTTTACCGTTAAAGTAGCAACTCCTGCAATCACTGCTACAGATACTGGACTTTACACTAGAAGCAATGCAACGACTACTCAAAATGAAATGTATATTCAGAAAAGAACCAATAACGCTGATGTTCAAGTACCCATGACAGCATCTAGTATGAATAACGTTTTACCAGCTACTGATTCGGTTGGTTGGACATATCTTCCTAGTGGAATACTTATGAAGTGGGGGAAAAAAGCGATTACTAATTCACTTATAGCTAACACTATTGATATTGATACTATAAGCGGTGGCCCTGCATTTACTCGTGTTTTTTCAGTTCAATTAACTGCTTATGACAGCCTTAACTATATTAGTACATCAGCAAACTTATCAATAATAGTAAGTGGATCAGATGTTCGTGTTTGGTTAAATACTGGTAGTGCTACAACAGGTGCTTACTACTTTGCTATAGGGGTCTAATATGGCTCGTACTGATCGTTTTATGATTGCACCGCTGACTAGTGGGCAGCAGACAGACCTTAAACCATGGTTAATTCCTGATGATGCGTACCAATCTTTAAATAATGCATATGTTTTTCGTGGTCGTGTTCGTAAGCGATTTGGATCTCGGTTTATGGAGGGCTCTACTGCTCCAACTGCTGGTTACGCATCACTACAATCAAGGTTAAGGGTCAGCCTTGGTACTACTACTGGTGCTGGTGGATTTACTGGGTTTGTTCCAAGAACAGGACTCGTTCCTAATGCTACTGCAGCAATTGGTATGGCATTTTCTGTTGGAGATCAAATCTATACTTTAACAGTGCTTAGTGGTGCCGCTACTGCATTGAAAAATACTGGCGCTGGAACTGGAACGTATGATACAACAAGTGGTGGTGTATTCTCTGGCCAATTAGTTATAGTAGGCGCTACTGCTCTTACTGCTGTTTATTTTTATCCAGCATTGCCAGTCATGGGTCTTATTACGTATAAACAGCTTGCAGTATCTAATGAGTTAGTGTTTGGCTTTGATACGCGATTTGCATATGAGTTCAATACAGCTGGATGGACAAGGCTTGGTACCGCTGTATGGAAAGGTAATGATACTAATTTCTTTTGGGGCTCTTCTTATAGGGGTCCAAGTGGTGCTAACAATTATCTGTTTGTGACTAACTATAATGCTGCTAACGGTAACACCATAGCTTTAAGCGATACTATAAAGCTATGGGATAGTGCTACTTGGGTTGATTTTAATCCTAGATTTAGCTCAACTGATGCAACAAAGACTATAGTGACTTCACGTCTTATCATGTCATATAAAGGTCGACTACTACTGTTGAATGTGGTTGAAAACACAGCTGGTGGAGTTGAAAACGTTACTTTTGTAAATAGAGTTCGTTATTCAGCGCTTGGAGATCCGACAGATGCAACAGCGTTTTATGCTATTGCTGGTAAAGGTGGATTTGAAGATGCTCCTGTAAAAGAAGCTATTATTACTGCTCAATTTTTAAAAGATCGTTTAATAGTTTATTTTGAACAGAGCACCTGGGAGCTTGCTTATACAGGTAACGAAGTTCGTCCATTTAGATGGCAGCAAATTAACACTGAACTTGGTGCTGAGTCAACATTCTCTCAGGTGCCATTTGATAAAGTAGTTCTTGGTATTGGTAATGTTGGTATCATGGCATGTAACGGAACAGGTGTTAATCGTATTGATGAAAAAATACCTGATCAAGTATTTAGCTTTCATAATGCTGATAGTGGTGTTGAGCGTATTGCTGGTATCCGAGATTTTTATGTGGAGATGGTTTATTGGGCGTTTCCTGATGTAACTCGTAATGCGACATTTCCCTACAACAATAAAGTCTTAACCTATAACTACAAGACTGGTTCTTGGGGTATCAATGATGACTCAATAACTACCTTTGGTTATTTTCAGGCTGCGGCTAATGAAGGTGAGACATGGGCAACCGATATGGATACATGGGAGACTGATAACTCTACATGGTATGACGGAACATCTGTTCAATCTCTCTTTAGGTCTGTTGTAGCTGGTAATCAAGAAGGCTTTGTATTTATTGTAGATCCTGATGAAAATAGAAACTGTCCAGCTCTTCAAATAACTGATATGACTGTTGCCTCAGACACAGTAACTATAGTGGCTGTAAACCATAATCTTAAGCGTGGAGATGATGGTGAAGGTGATTATATAGCTATTGAGAATGTTCAAGGTCTTACTGGTATTAATGGATTAATTTTTCCAGTTGATGCCATAGATGCAACGCTGCCTGCTACTACGTTTACTATAAAAATAGTAAGTGGTTCAGTCACTGGATCGTATACTGGTGGTGGAACAATAGCTCGAGTATCTAATATAGACATCTTAACTAAGCAATATAACTTCTATGTTCAAGATGGTTATAATGCATCTATTAATAAAGTCGATTTCTTAGTTGATAAGACATCTGATGGTGAAATCACTGTTGATTACTTCTTGTCTTCTACTTCAACTTCAGTGCTTTCTGAAGGACAAGAGACTGGTGCCCTTATAGGAACTGGAGTACTTGAAACAAGGCCTTATCTATCTTATATAGAAATTGGAAACACAAACGCCCTTGGAGCTGCTACTGGTGTGACTAGAGGTGTAATTACTACAAAGTTTGTCATAGGTACTCAAGTGTTTACGGTGACTGCTGCAAGCGGAGCTCTTACAACAACTGGAACTGGTACTGGTACCTTTGATACTATTACAGGTGCTTATACATTTACTGGCTGTGCTATTTCAAGCAAAATACTTGTTAGTCAATATCTAATCCCGCTCGAGTTAGAACAGGATCGTTTATGGCATCCAGTGTATACCATGGCAGAAGGTGAATGTATCCAGTTGAATATTTATATGACAGAGAGTCAATTAAGGACTCCATCAATTGCCTGGTCTGATTTTGAACTTAATGCTATGACGTTTTATAGCCAAAAAACTTCATCACGCTTACAATAGGAATAATTATGTATTACAAGTTGCTTTTTATTGTTTCAATGTGTAACTTTATTAATTGCTCTGAGACTAAGAAAGAGGATATTGTCCTGGGAGAGTTGACTCATGAAAATGATGGGCATCATAACCATTGGGGATCAGAAAAGCATTTATATAATGAGCAACATAGAGAGCATTTACCTGAGCACTTGATACATCATGCATCAACATCTGTTGTTTCTCAGAGGGTTGATCATGGTGTTGTTGATCTTCCTGGTGTTAAAAGAGTTGTTAGTGATGATAGCATTCCAGGAACAACTGTTAATGTTGCTGCAACTATTGCGGTAAAGACTGAGGCAGAGTGTTGTAATTCTCATTGTTGTATTGATGAAGAAACAACATGTCGATGTGCAATTCAGTAACATACTAGTATGAAAAATAAACACCCCAGAGGAGTGAAACTCTGGGGCGAAAAAAGGAAGTAGTACTGTATCCAATGATACATCGTAACTATATCATAATAAAAGTTTTCTTTTATGCCTTACTTTATATTTCATATTGATTTCTGAAATTGATGATAGTCCAATATTTAATAATTTTGCTATATCACTTTGAAAAAGGCCTTCTCGTAACAAATTGACAACTTTTTTCTGTAAGTCTTCATCGATAAAATAACCTGGATGATTTTTACCTTTGTTACTTCTTAGTCCTATCTTAAAAGCATGCTTTACGTTATCACTTCTAGTGCTTAATTCTAAGTTATCCAAATTGTTATTAGTTTTATTACCATCTATATGATTAATTTCTTCTTTAGTACAACCTAAAAATGTTTTAGCTATTAATCTGTGAGATAATTGCATTAATCCTTTTCCGTTTTTCCTTAAATTAACATGTAGATAACCATCTCTTCTGAGAGCGGGAGATAGTTTTTTTAGCGGCAAATTCCACTCATATCTTCTATCAGACCATCCATTTGTTTTCATAATAGTTCTTGCTAGTGCATATATATTTCCATATATATCGCATGCATATATACCTTCATAGCCAGGAATTTGTTTCATATATCTCCCTACGGTTATCATAACTGTTTAGAGTATACACAATACTATAATTGTTTCAAATACTCTAGCACGCAATATGTAGTAGTGTATAAACTATAATCTATAGCAGTAGTCACTATGACATTCGTATTATCAACTTCTAATTTTATATTTTGATTTAATGTTGGACTTGAAAAAGGTAGTGGTATAAAGCTGTCTTGTGTTGCAAGTTTTGATGATGCGCCATATATTCTCGTAAATGAAAATGTGGTGGGCGTTCCTGGTACTATTTCTATATTGTGAGCAACTGACTTTGTTCCTGCATTTGGTAGTGCGCCAAAATCAACCACAGTGCGAAATACTTGTCTATATGTTTGTGATTGCTCAGTTAAATCAGTTACTGTCTGTACTGGGAAAAATAGCTGTCCATTAAGAAATTCAGTAGTTGAATAATATCCGACATCTTTAATGTTTAAGGCTAGGCATATATTGTTTATGTTTTGATAAAGCCTGACGAGAAGTTCTTTAAACTCTTCGCTTTTAACGTCTACTTCTTGAAGTCGTTGTACGTCCCATATATTAGTAGTTGGTACAAATGAACCCGTATTAACTTGTTGATCTTCTGGCATATTAATCTTCCTATTTTTTTAGGTTTTACTATATCATTGGTATGATAACATAGGTAATTATTAATTAAGGAGTTTAAAATGCCAATTCCAGCGTTACTTTCCACTCTTCTACCGTATATCGGAAGTGCTGCGGCAGGATTTGCAGGTTCAAAGTTAGCAGGTATGGGCGATTCAAGCAGCCCACAACAATCAGGTGGTGGTGGTAGTCTTAGACCACAGCAGGGTAACTTTTTAACTGGTTATCAGTCGCAAATGCATCAGTTGCCACGGTATAGTCCACAACAACAAAACATAATGAGTCAAATTGGCCAGCAGGGATTTCAAAATCTTCAAGGCAATAAGTTTGATTTTGGACCTATTGAACAAATGGCTCGTCAGGACTTTACAAGAAAAACAATTCCATCTATTGCAGAAAGGTATTCTAATAGCGGTGGGTCTAGTGCTTATGGAGATCAAATGGCTCAAGCTGGTGTTGATTTAGAAACTAATTTAGCTGGTATGAGACAAGGCTACAATTTACAGCAACAGGGCTTTAATAAGGATTTGTTGGGCTTAGGTTTGCAACCAACATTTGATACTAAAATAGAGGCTGCTGCTCCTGGACTTGCACAAACGCTTCCTGGTAATCTTGCTCAGAGTTTACCTTCTTTATTAATGTTATTATCTCATTTAGGTTATTTCGGTAAAGCAGAAGGGGCTAAATAATGCCAGAATTAATACCTAGCCAAAGTCTTGGCTCAATGTTTGCTCAGAATTTAGGAAGTGGCTTAGGGGCCGGAATTCAAGACCTTGTAGAGCATAAATTAAATGAGGTTAAAGGAATTAAGTTCTGGAAATCTTTAAACTTGCCTGATGATATCGCTAGATCATTTGCTTCAGCTCCAGAAAAAATGCAAAGAGATCTTTTAGAAAGAATTGAAGGTATTAAATTTGGCGCTATAAGCAATCAAGGACAACAAAGTCAGCAGCAACAAATGCAAGGTCAGCCCCAACAACAGCAATTAGACCAACAAGGTCAACCTATACCTCAATCTTCTCAGCAGCTAGGCCAACAACCTGCCCAGCAGGAAGGAGGATTTACGCTTGGTCCAACAAAAGAAGAGCGTCGTCATAGAGAGACTATTACTCAGCAAAAAGAATTGGCTCAACATGCAGCTGCTAAGGATATAATTCACGAGAGTAATCAAAAAGCTAAAGCTGCTAAAGAAGATTTAAGAGATATTGATAGATTAGAAGAGCTTCAAAATAGTGGGAAGCTCGACAGTCCTGGATTTCATGAATTTTTAACAAGATCTGGTCTTGATGTGTCAGCGCTTCGCTCGCCAGAGTCAGAAGAGTTTCAAAAAATACAGGCTAACTTTTTAAGAAATGCTAAAAACTATTTCGGCGCTAGAGTTACCGATAAAGACATAGAATATTTTCTTAAAACCATACCTACGCTTTCAAACTCAAATGAAGGTAGAGCTAGAATCTTTGCTAATCTTAAGCGCATTGCTCGTGGGGCTGATGAATACAATGAGGCTCTTAATGAGGTGATTAAAGAAAACAAAGGAGTTCCTCCTTTTAATTTTGAGTATGAGGTTGGCAAAAGGGTTGATAAGCGCCTTGATAGAATAGCTGAAGAATTTAGGAAAGATTTAGCTAAACCAATTCCTAAGGAACAAAATAAATACATAGCGGCTTTACAGGCAGGTGCTGGTAAGCTTGCTGGTAATCTTGGAAAGGGTGCTCTTGGAGCAGTAGGTGGTGCTTATCTTGGATCTCGCGTTGGTCCTGCTGGTGTTATTCCAGGGGCTATAGGTGGAGGTATAGCTGGACTTACTGGAGCTTCTGTTAAAGATTTTTATCAATAGCTCTATTGAACAATGTAACAGGGAGGAGATAGTTCTTCTCTCTGTTATTCTATCTTTGTTGGATTTGGCCACATAAATAATAAAGCAACTGGACAAACAAAAAATAATATGACTGCTAGTATAGAATGTTGTTTGTCTTTGCATGATTCTTTGCAGTCCATTATGCAATTGGCTATTTTATATTTATCCATAATTCCCCCCTACAGGATTATTAATATTGAAGTAGTATCGTTTTAAATATGCAGTATGTAACTACCGTTCCCCACACTAAACAGGCTACAAATAAAGCCTTACAGTTTAGATTGCTCATATCTATTTTCCTTAATAATCTGCTCATTGATGAGACAAGTGATATATCTAGTCATTGTCATATTTCTCTTTTTAGCTCTTTTTTTTATCTCATCATGAAGAACTGAAGAAAGCCTCATGATAAAACGCTTTTCTTGATATATATCTTCCATATTTAATCACCTCTTGTAAATAAGTATGTACAATTGTGCATACAAAGTCAACTAGTTCTTGCATTAATTTGTCTCACGACTTTAAATAAGCATGTAAAATTTTTAATAACTCTTTGTGGAGATTTATATGTCTATAAGAAAGAATAGTGCTTATGGGATTAACAATCCCCTTCAAACATTAGCGCCAGAGCCAATTGTTGCTCAAAGAGCACCGACGGCTAGCGACCAGGCTCCTATCGGGACAATTTGGATCGTAGAACCATCTAATGCTTATTATGTACTTACATCTAGTGGTACATGGACTACGGCTTCTGCTTCTGGATCATCTGTAGCATCATTAACCATTACTGGTGGAGCTGGTGATGTATTAACAGTTAACGCTGGTGGAGACACTGTTTTAGGGGGTACTCTTGACGTTGCTGGTGTATCAGTATTTGCATCAGATGTAACTGTAACAGGTAACCTTGTAGCTAATGGCGACTTTGATATCTCTTCAGCTTCAGCAATTTCATTTACTTCAACAGCTAACCTTGCTCCTTCTATTTTGTTTGAAACAAACGGTGGAACAACTGAAACGTTAGAATTGTACGCTAACCAAGGTACTTCTTTAAACTCTATTGATATTCACAGCGATGCTGGTGGTATTGCTCTTGAAGCTGCTGCTAAGGCTGACGTTAAAGCTATCAATCTTATTGCTGGTGGCGGTGGTATTACACTTGATGCTGTTCTTACTTCAGCAGTTAACGTTGTTGGTGCTGGACAAGACATTCAATTGAATGCAACAGGTGGTTCTATTGCTTTAACAGCAACTGAAGCAACTGCTGGAGCAATCACTTTAAGCGCTTCTGATGCTGCTGGTACAATCTTGCTCTCTGGTGTTGGCGGACTTACTGCTCAGACAACTAACGCAACAATGTCTATTCAAACTGGAACAGGTGCTTTAAACGTCAATACTGTTGGTACAGCAAACGTTACTACTATTGGTAATGGCACAGGTGCTAGCCAAGTTGTCATCGCTGCTGGTACAGCTGGCATTAACGTTGGTGCAAACGCTGTTGCTCATACAGTCACAGTTGGTAATAACACTGGTGCTTCTATTGTGGCAATCAATGCTGGTACTGCTGCTGCTGGTGCTATCAATATTGGTACAACAGCAAACGATGTGCCAATAACTATCGGTAACTCAACTGGTGCTACTGACATAACAATTGACGCTGGTACATCTGGAGTAGGTATTGGAGCAAACGCAATAGCGCATCCTATTACCATTGGAAATCAAACTGGGGCAACTTCTGTAAGTATTGCTGGTGGTACTGCTGCTGCTGGTTTTGTTGATATTGCTACTGGAGCGCATGATACACCAATTACTATTGGTAACTCAACTGGTGCAACAGCTATTATCATCGATGCTGGTACTTCAGGGGTTCTTATTGGTAATAATGCGATAGCGCATCCAGTTACTATCGGAAATCAAACTGGTGCTACCGTTGTAACAATTGATGCTGGTACAGCTGGTGCTGGTGCTATTGATATTGGACGTAGCTTAAATGATGTTGCTATTACTATTGGTAACGCAACTGGCGCAACTCCTGTAAATATCGTTGGTGGTACAAGTGGTGTTGGAATCTCATCTACTGGTACTGGTGATATTTCTCTTGCTAGTGCTGATACAGTTTTAATTGATGGTGTAGGCGTTGTAGAAATTAATTCTTCTGCTGGCGTAATTGGCATTGGTAACGATGCAGTTGCTCAAAATATAAATATCGGTTCAGGCGCAGCAGCTCGTACAATCACAATCGGTAACGTAACTACAACAACTGGTCTTGTACTTAACTCTGGTACAGGCGGAATCGCTCTTGCTTCAACAACAACTGGTGATATCACTCTTGCTTCAGCTGACACATGCTTAATAGATTGTGCTGGCGTACTTGAGCTTAACTCATCTGCTGGAATAATCAGTATTGGTAATGATGCGGTTGCTGCTGCAATTAATATCGGTTCTGGTGCATCAAACAGAGATATCACAATCGGTAACACAACTGCTTCAACAACTATCGTATTAAATACTCCAGTTGGAACAACAGTATCTATTCCTAAAGGTATTGATATTGGCGTAAGCGTTCTTTCAGGTGCTGGATCACCGAATGGTGTGACCACCGCGGCAGCTGGTTCATTGTGGCTACGTACAGATCCTGCAGGGGCTGCATCAAGAATTTACGTTAACACTGATTCGGGCACAACTTGGACTAACGTAACTTGCGCTGCTTAGTTAGCTTTTTATAAGACAATTGAATTATCAACCCGTGACAAAACCTCACGGGTTGAATTTTATGGGAGACTTTTATGCCGATTACAACTAATGGAATAGTGAGAGCTCGATTTGAAGTTGCTCGAGAAATGGCTTTTGGAGATATTACCAATTCGTTCACCAGAATTAGCTCAGTTTTTGCAGATAACTTTAGTGTGCTGTATGTACAAAACTTTACTGATGTAAATATAGATTTTTCTATTAGCTATGCTGGAACAGATGTGAGCTTTACGCTTGCTCCAAATGGAACACTATCAAGTGATATGGACACTAACCAAGTACAAATAGCTCAAGGAGAGGCTGCTTGGTGTAAATATAGAAGCGGCGCTCCAACAAGTGGATTCGTTCAAGTATCTGCAATTACTGCTGTTTAGGAGATAATATGTCAGGTATTTTTAATAGAAATTCAGCTTCTGCTATAGGAGCTGTTGATAGCCTTACTGGTAACTCAGGTGGCGCAGTTAGTCCAAATATAGCTGGTAATATAACAGTAGTTGGTACTGGTGTTATTGACGTTGTCGGTACTCCTGGAACCAATACCTTAACTATTAGCTCATCAAGCGTAGCAAGTTCATATGTTACAGATAGCGGCACTGCAACTCCTGCTGGTGGTATTTTAGATGTTGTTGGATCTCATGGTATCAATACATCAGGTGCTGGTGATACAGTTACCATTGCTGTTAACAACACGTTAACACTTGGTGATCTGTCTCCAGTTGGTGCAGGTAGTTCTTCTTTAACTTTAACTACTGGTGATCTAACAGTTACTTCAGGTAACGTAAATTTACCAACAACTGCGGACGCTGATAATGGTGTTATTGAAGTTAACTCTGCACGATTTATACACTCTTACGGAACTAATAACTCTTTTCTTGGATCTGGTGCAGGTAACTTTGTTTTAACTGGTCTTAATGCAACTGGTATTGGTAAAAATGCCCTAGCTGCGCTGACTGATGGTGGTTCCAATACTTCTGTTGGTGTTAATTCATCGCTTCTTTTAAATGGTGGTGATAGAAATTGTGCTCTAGGAGTAGCTTCTTTACAGACTATTACTACGGGCAGTGACAATATTGCACTAGGTTATTCAGCTGGATCATCATATGCAACAACTGATAGTAATAACATTGCTATTGGAAGCATTGGTGTTGCTGCTGACTCTGGAAGAATACGTATTGGTACTAATGGTACTCATACATCAACATTCTTTGCTGGTATTGAAGGTGTTAACGTTGGTTCTGTTGCTGAAGTAGTTACTATAGATGCTGATGAACTTGGTAGTGCTGTCATTACTGCTGGTGCTGGTATTACAATAACACCAGGCGCTAATACAATTACTATTACTAACACAGGTGGTGGTGGTGTGTTTGCATGGACTGAGATTACTGCTGCTTCTGCTGGTATGGCTGTTAACAATGGATATATTGCCAATAGAGCTACTTTGGTTACATTGACACTTCCTGCTGTTGCAGCTGTTGGAGAAGTTGTTCGTGTTGCTGGAAAAGGTGTTGGTCTATGGCTTATAGCTCAAAATGCTGGTCAGACGATACATTTTGGAGCAAGCAATACAACTACTGGTGCTGGTGGTTCTCTTGCAGCTATCTTGCAATATGATTGCGTAGAGTTACTTTGTACAACTGCTAATACAGATTTCGTAGTGTTGTCTGTTTTAGGTAATCTAACCGTCGTATAGGATAAAAAATGGCAACAAATAATGGTATAAATAATTCATGTTTAACTGGTATTACTGTTTCTGGTGGAGCAGTATCGGTTGACTCTGGAACAAGCGCTTGTGGTATTTCTACAGACGCTTCAGCTACCACACTTTCAATTGGTACAGGAAATGCTGTTAAAACGATCACTGTGGGATCGACCAATACAACTTCAACTACTAACTTAACCTCTGGTAGTGGTGGGGTTCAAGTTGCTACATTTATGGGTCTTCCTGCAACTTCTGCAACAAATGGTCAAATTAAAATGAATTCGATACCTATGTTTCATACATATGGCGTATCGAACACCTTTGCAGGCCAATCAGCTGGTAACTTTACTACAACTGGTACAGATAACGTTTGTATTGGACGTTTAAATTCAGCAGCTCTTACCTCAGGGATAGACAACGTTATTATTGGATCTCAAGATAATGGTGGCGGTGGATTCTTTGGAGTTCTAAGCGGTAATTACAATACAGCAATCGGTAAAAATGCGTTAAATACTGCTTCAGGAAGCTATAATATAGCTATCGGAAATGGCGCTGGTTATTTTTACACAACTACTGATAGTAGTAACGTTGCTATTAATAATACTGGAAGCGGTTTTACAGGAGAATCTAATACGCTTCGTATTGGTGATGCTACTGGAACTGGAGTTCGTCAGCTTAATAAATCGTTTATTCATGGTATTTATGGAACAACTGCTGCTGGTACGACTTCTTCGATTCCTGTGGTTACAAGCACTGGACAATTGTCAACGATTGCCCCTGCTTCATCGACTATTGGTTTTTCTACAGATGCAAATACAGCTACTATTAATCTAGGAACTGGAGCTGCTGTTAAGGGCGTTACCCTTGGATCTACGAACTCTACATCTGCAACAACGGTTCAAAGTGGTTCAGGTGCTTTAAATGTAACAGCTACTGGAGGTGCACTTACTGTTAACAGTGGTGTGGGCGCGTTAGGTATTTCTACTGATGCTTCTGCAACTACACTTTCAATTGGAACTGGTGGTGCAGTTAAAACGATCACCATGGGGTCTACAAATACAACATCGACAACCAACTTAACTTCTGGATCTGGTGGAGTTCAGGTAGCTACATTCTTGGGTTTACCAACGACATCTTCAACTGTTGGACAGATTAAGGTTAATGGAACTGCTGCTTTTCATACATATGGAACAGATCAATTGTTTGTAGGGGCCGGAGCTGGTAATTTTACTTTGACAGGAAATAATAATACTGGAATTGGTGATTTAGCATTAAGTGCTTTAACAAGCGCATCGTTTAATACAACTGTTGGATCATCTGCTGGAAAATCTCTTACTTCTGGTGGTCAAAATACAGCTATGGGGCTATCTGCTTTATTTGCAGAAACAACAGGAGTTCAAAATACTTCTATTGGGTATGGATCAATGGTTGCTGCTAATGGAGCAGTTGCTAATACGACTCTTGGATATAATGCATTAAATGGAATTACTACAGGAACTTTCAATATAGCAATAGGTCAATCTGCTGGCTCTGCTAATACTACAAGCGACTCTTCTAACATTTATATTATGTCATTAGGTGTTGCTGGTGAATCAAACACTATTCGTATTGGTTATCAGACTGGTGCTGGCGCTTCTCAGCAAAATAAAGCTTTTATAACAGGTGTACGTGGCATTACAACAGTTAACGTTGATGCACTGCCTGTTTTAATTGATAGTGCTGGTCAACTCGGTACTATTTCTTCATCTATTCGTTTTAAAGAGAATGTTGAAGACATGGCAAATTCATCTTCTGACATATTAAAATTGCGCCCTGTTACATTTGATTTAAAAAATCGTCCTACTAGCAAGCGTCAAGTCGGTCTTATCGCTGAAGAAGTTTATGAAGTTATGCCAGACTTGGTTGTTCATAACATTGATGGTGAAATTGAATCTGTTAAATATCATGATCTTCCAGCATTGCTTTTAAATGAACTTCAAAAAGCTGTTAAACGCATTGAAGTACTAGAAGCAAAATTAGCAGAGAGGGATTAATATGGCTTACAAAGATCCGCGCGCTTATCTGGGGATCGCCGAAAGGTCCCCAGGTAATCAAATTGAAAATACACGTAGGCCAACTGCTAATGATAGCCAAACATTCAATATAGGCGATCGTTGGGTCATCCCAACAAGCTCTGTGCCTGGTGCGCCATCAAATGAGCTGTGGCAATTAATGTC